GCACCGCCTCATCTAACGTGAGTGTAGCAGTATGCCACCCACAGCTGAAACTATGCACCTCGAACTCATTGTCCGACTCTTTGTATAGTTCTTTTGTTGAGCGTAGTATTCCGTTAGAGAATACCACGTCTTTCATTTCGCCTACTTCCATAGACGTTAGTTGTTCTCGTGTGTTCATAGTTCCTTTGCTTTTACGGATAGCATATCGGTATCGCATTGCTCAAGCTCTGCCTCGCCTAGCTTATCCCATATATCGCTATACGTACCTTGAATCTTAAGCCATTCTTCATGAGGCATTTCTCCACGTGTTATTGTTCTAACGTCTTCTGGCGTTAGACTGTCAAGTAAAGTTACCTCGATTGTTGTGGTGTATGTACGCACCACTTCTATCTCAAATTTCTTCATGTTATTAAATTTCTAGGGTTAGTATTGCTTGCTTACAAAACGCCTCAGATACTAAATCTATTGCCTCCGAATCGTTAAGAAATGCAAAGTGTATATAAGCTAGTTCTAACTCTTCTATTGAAAATTCGTTGAATTGGTTGTACTCTTTCATAGTTCAAAGTTTATGAGTTCGTACTCTCCGCCCATGTCCGCAACAGCTTGAAGCATTGCGATGTTGTCAAATGATGATAGTGAGCAAATTTGATCTGGTGATGTTTTTAGGTTTTTCATAATTGAAAGGTTTAATTTATATATTTTTATTCGTTGTCGATGCCAAGCATTTCACAAATCCAATCTTCCTCGAACCATAAGATATCATTTAGTTGTGTGTCCGTCATGCCGTCAGGGTATAAATCCTCTAACATAAATTCAAAGTCTGATTCTTTGCCGTTGTCAAGTATTAACTGCTTTGTGTCCTTTGCACCGCTCCACGCTTCAAAGTTTCTTAAGCTTAGGTTGTCGTTTACTATTTTCATGATATAAATATTTTACTGGTTTATAATTTCTTTGCGTAACTCTTCACTAATTCTTTTGAATTTAATTAGTTCTTTTTGTAGTTTTTCGTTTTTGGCTCTTATTTCTGTGATCAGTCTACCCTGCGCCTCTATTGTTTTGAATAGTTCTTTGCTCATGATGTTATTTAATTAGTTTTAGGTTCAACTCTTTAGCTGCATAATTGATATGCTTCTGCGTTGTCATAGACCAGTAGCCTAGTTGATGCAATTCGTCGCCTTTGACTTCCGCCACTTTTGTAGTGTAGCTAATAACAAAGGGGTGTTCAAATCTTAAATTTTGGTTGTATTTATCAAATTTCATAATTGAAAGGTTTTAATTTGTTTGTTGGTGCTAAGATTGCAATATCATTTCGACACTTCCAAATAAAAAGTGTTAACAGATGTTAAAACGATTTTAACACCTTATAAAGGCTTTTTTTCTTGTGTGGTATTTTATACACTCCTAACGTGATCGGGTAAGCCGATTAATTTAGTAGGATTAAAATATTAACAGAAATGTAACCCCTTAGAAGGGGGATATATATTTCTTCTAGTGTGTTGGGGGGGATTGTTCGAGGTTGAAACATAACACGTTAACAAAACTGCTTAACGCTGTTCTTTAACAAACTGGCGCTAAGTTATTGACTATCAAGGTACAGGCAAAAAGCTAAAAAGTATGCGCAAAAGCTGGGATTTGTTAGGGGAGGGGGTCAAATATTATGGTTTCGGGTTGCAAAGTCTGGCGCGGTATAATATATATAATCCCCACACTACACATTTCTGGCATTTTTTTTCAAATTAACTTCAGATCTGCTGAAATTCTCCGTGTTTTGCACTCAAAAAAAAACAACTATGCAAGCTTAAATGCGTTTATTCTGTTCATTTACAGCATTTTACAGGCTGTCTTTTAAAGCGTTGCTTTACTATTGACTTTTAAGAAAATAGTTTATACCTTTACGGCATCTGCTGTTCAGTAGAACACAAATAAGCATTATAGATGGGTTTTTTGTATGTACTAAATAGTCTGTTATTAGTTTAAACGCAAGGGTAGTTGTGCCATGAAGATAAATAAGTTTAATGTGGGTGGTATGGTCGATAAAGATCCACCGAAGGGTTACAAGTACAACGATGCTGGCAACTTAGTCCCTATAGACTTTAGCGAGTTCCATGAGGAGAACAATTTAAACATAGAGGATCTCATGAGGGGTGTTTCACAAGCGGAGAGTGCTGGTGGAGAGCTTATGGTGAACCCATATAGTTCTGCAACGGGGGAATATGGACAGCTTTATAACGAGATAAAGGATTTACAATTTATGCAGGGTGTTAGCAGGGATGCATTTGCTAAGGATCGAGATCTACAGAACAAGGTGTTTAAGATGAGGGTTGATGGAAACCTACCAAACATACCTTCATTAGAAAAAAACGCATATGACTTAACGGATGAGTATGCCCCTCAGTTGGGTGATAGTTGGAACTATACTTTAGATGAGGTAGCTGCTATAAGTAACTATTTAGGCAGGCAGGGTGCAAGAAACTATTTTGCATCAATAAGGGACAATACAGAATACAAGCCTTCTGGTGTAAATAAGCCAGTAGAAGAATATTTAGATATATACAGATCTGGTAGAGATTCTAGGTGAAAGTGAAGAATCAAGGCGGCAAAATAAGAGTATTAAAGAAGTAGTATATTTGTAGTATGGCGACTAAACATACAGATATATATGGTAGGGAGTATTACGTAGACGCTAGGACTGGTGAAAGAACAAGTCGTGCTGGAGCTATGGCTTCTGAGGCCACTTATGTGACGCAGGAAGGAAGGTTAATGGATTCTGGCGACGAAGGCAAAAGAACTGGTACTGGATTCTTTGGTATGGATCAGGGTGGAGGTAAGTGGGATGCTGGTGATGCTGAATCAAGAGCTTTAGTTAGAGAAAGAAGCGGAATAGAGGCAGGTCAAAAGATGGAGGGTGATGAATGGAAGGACTTGAGAAAAACTCACGCACAAGCCCGACGAGCTGAAAGAAGGTTAGAAAGGATAGAGGAAAGAGACAGAAACAAAGCCAGAAGAAAAGGATATAAGGAAGGTCAACAAAGCACTTACAAGTCGCTTGGTGGAGGATCTACAAGAAAACAAAAGTTAGAAGCAAAAAAATCAGCGATAGCTACAGGTGCGGGGGGTAAGATGACCTCTGAAGACTATAAAGTACAACAGTATTTTGAAGAGTTAAATTCAGATAGAGAGGAAATAGCTGCAAAAAAAGTTATGGAGGTAGCGACTGTTGTTGTTACAGCAGGAGCTTTGGGGGCTTTTAGCGGAGGGGCAGGGGCCGTAAGTGGTGCAGGAGGCGGAACTACAGCTGCTGCAGGTGCTTCAGGAGGAGGTGCTACAGCTGCTGCAGGAGGTTCTTCAGCCGCTATGACAACTGGTGGTGCAACTTTTACAGGAGGGTCAACATTAGCTGCAGGAAGTGTTCCCGCAGGTGCAACAGCGGCTACAGGGGCTTCAGGGGCTACTGCTGCTGCAGGAAGCTCTTCGGCAGCTATGGTAAGTGGAGGTGCAACCTTTACAGGAGGATCGACAGTAGCTGCAGGATCAATCCCTGCTGGGGCTACAAGCGCAGCAGGAGGATCAGCTTTAGGTACAACCGCTGTAGCTGCCCCAGCTTCAACTGGCGCTTTAACCCTAGGTGAAAAGATAGTCAAGGGCGCTGGAGAAGCTAAAGAATATTACGACAAAGCAAAACCATATATAGAAGCTGCTCAAACCGTAGCAGGAGCATTTGAAACTGGAGGAGGAGGAGGAGGACAGCCTCAAGGTGGCCTTACTGTCCCAGCCCAAATGCCGTTGAGTGGAGGTCAAATTGTGCAGGCTTCCCCAGTTACTCAAATGCAAATGCCAACCCAGTATCAACCACCACAATCGCTATCGGGGATGTCTTCTGGAATGCCAGATCAACAGATGCAAGGGGTCGCATCAGCTTTAGGGGCTGGATCAGAAGATAATTATGATTTAAGTACCTTTGTGAATCCATCAGATATGCAAAACCTGTATGCTGAAAAAGGAGGAAGAGTAAAAACAAAAACAGAATATCCAGAACAAGTCCTCAAACAAGGGGGTAGAATAAAAAGAGCATAATGGCAACCTTAAGCGTAAATATAGAAGAAACCCTCGTTGTTAACGGCCAAACTATTAATGGTATAACAACAGCAACATATTCGGTAAATGATATTTATCGTAGAATAATAACTGCAACTACTACAGAACAAACTGTCTTATTGTTTGGTGCTGCTGTTGCAGCTGGCCAACTAAAGGACGGAGATCTTAAATACCTTCGCATTACCAATTTAGATAGTAGTAACTTTGTCACCATAAGGGTTATAGCTGATGCTGAAGCTTACTTCGTTAAACTTCCTGCTTTAAGTAGTTGGATGTTATGTGACGATGAAATGGAAGCTAATGGTGACGGAGCAGCTTTTAATTCTTTTGAAACAATATCACAAATAACCATTGATGCAGATTCAGCTTCTGTTGATTGCGAAATCTATGCTGCTACAGCTTAATAATAAAAAACTATGAAAACTAAAAAAGAAAATATGTTATACGCTTTAGGCGGAATGATAAAAGAATACATGGGTGGCGGTAGGACTGGTGGGTGTTCTGGAGACGCTAAGTGCAGAGGTTATGCTGAGGGTGGAAAAATGGATGGCGAGGAAAGAGGATATGCTAGAGGTGAAAGTGGCATGAAATACGTGGGTGGCGGGAGATACGAAGGAGCTTCTGTTGATGATGGTTCTACAGGTAGAGGCGATAATGGCATGAGAGTTATGAAAGAAACAGACCCTAAGAAGTCACGTAAGTACTCTGCATACGATACAGGTGGGTCAAGTGAAGAGTTCCCTAAAATTGATATAGAACAAAGAGATGTACAAGTAGGAAGGGATCAAGTTTCAGGAGAACCTATATTTAAAACATCAACTCAATTCTTTTTAGATGGTAAACCCGTAAGCTCTCAACAGGCTGCTAAATCGTATAAGATGTCTCAAGAGGGGGTTCAAGGAGGTGGAAGCTTTAATGATTTTGTTCAAAGCTATATGGAGCAATATTTCGACGAAAGAATGGGACCAAAACATAAGATGCCTCAAACAAGATCAAGAGTAGAATCCAAAGAAACCTTTGAAGAGTCAGAAGGTATTAAAGGTTTAATGGAGGTTCTTAGCCAATACAAGCTAAAAGGAGAATTATAATCTAGCTTTAATTTTAAGTTGAGTTTTATTACCTACAGTTATATCTGGTGTAAACTCAATTAAACAACCCTTTCCTGTTTTTACAGCTGTAATAGTGTATTGATCAACTATTACATCGTTTTGAATCGCATTAATAATGTATTGCGTATCTCCCGACCTTAAGTTTATTGGGTTAAATATTGCTTCGGTATCCCAAGGTTTTATAGCTTCTAATGTAATTCCATCTACTACCATGTCCATTCCATACTGGAATACATCTTCTTCCCAGTTTAGTGGAGTTACATAAAAATCAACAGAGCATGCAGTTTTTTGTGCGTTTACTGCAACAGATGTAAGAACAAAGCTTACAAGTAGGAATAAATTCTTCATAGTGTATAAATTAATTGTTTAAAATTCAATTCGTATATTTGAATTACTGATCTCAAGGTAAAATAAATAAATTGACAATTCCAAATAAAATGTTAAAAAAATGTTAAAAACTTGAAGAGGTTTTATTTTAACACGAAGAAAAAACGCAGGGATCACGCCAAACAAGCGGAATTAATTAGGCTCAATAAAATCAAAAATGAAACTAGAAGTAATAAGATTCAACAAAGGGGTGGATTCAACTAATGGTATATTATTCGACATAACTAACGATGAAAGAAAATTTTTATGCTATACTCTCGAAGATGAGAGCCGTGAAGAAAAGGTTTACGGAGAAACTTGTATACCTGAAGGAGAGTATCAAATCAACTTTAGAAGAGAAGGTGGATACCACTCCAAGTACAACAAAAGATTTTCTGATATACATATGGGAATGCTTGAGGTGTGTGATGTCCCTAATTTTAAATATATCCTTCTTCATTGTGGTAATACTGATGAGGACACTGCGGGATGTTTACTACTGGGTGACACGCAAGAAAACAACAACATAAAGAAAAACGGCTTTATAGGTAGGAGCACTACAGCGTATATGCGTGTATACCCACCTATAGCAAAGGCTTTAGAAGCTGAGGAGGAGGTAACTATTGTTTATAGGGACTTTGCTGAGTGCTTGCTATTAACTCCTCTAGATGTAGCTTCGTTTGTAGGAGCCTCACAACCACATTAATTATGTATACATATAAAATAGATGTACTTAGAGTTATAGACGGAGATACCATCGACGCTAATATAGACTTAGGGTTTGATGTATCTGTAAAGAAACGTATTCGTTTTATGGGTATTAATACTCCAGAATCTAGAACTCGTGATCTTGAAGAAAAGAAAAGAGGTTTGGCAGCAAAAGCTAGGGTAGCAGAGTTACTTGATACAGCGGAAGAAGTACAGCTTATATCTCATGGGGTAGGGAAATTTGGTAGGTGTTTAGGAGAAATAGATTTTACTTGTCCAGATTCATTTACGATGAAGAATCTAAATAAACAACTTATAGAGGAGGGTCACGCCGTAGAGTATTTTGGCGGTAAAAGATAGTTATTCTAACTCCCTATAAAAAGATTGTACTAGCAGTCTTCCCTTTTGTGATAAAGCGTACCTTACTCTGTAATTAGTTTTTGTCTCGTCTCTGAATATATGATCTTCTAAAGTTTGAGATGGTGTCAGTTTATCAAAGTGCTTGTATATATAACCTTCATTAGCAAGAGGGTATACTATTCTTTCAGATAATTTTTTTTTAGAGTATTGATATTCTTCTGAAGCGTACTTAAGTGTCCAAAACTCTAAGTCATAAGCCCAAAGCATAAACATCATTTCTTTTTCAAATAAGTCGTGTTTCTTACAGAAATTTAAAAGCTTAACTCTTAAGTTCTTAAGAAAGTTTCTTTTTATGTATCTTTGATTAAGTTTAGAAAAGTCTCTAAATAGTTTCTTTTTTGATACTTTACTTCTAGGCATTAAAATGAGATTATTACGTAAAGATATGGAGGAACAGTCTTTTTTCTTAGAAATTCAACGTCTATCTATGGAGATGGATGCTATTATTGATAAGTATAATATGAGAGAAAGGGCTTTATCTGTATTTGTTTGTGGATTAATAGATGAAGATATAATTGGTAACATAAGGCTCAAGGCTATATATAGTTATTCATTAGACTCAAAAGAAGAATTAGATAGTGTGGTTTCTTTTGTAGATAATACTTGGTACGATCCGTATGAAGATGGATTTACAGAAGGTAGATATTATAAAGATATAGATGACCTGCTGAACGGCACTGGTATAGAATTAGAATAAAATGGAAGGTATTATTAGAAAAATTATTATCGGGCAAGACCCGAAGGATGCCATGGCTTATTATATAGGCATGAGGGCAGGAGAAAATAAAGTTTCAACTATAGTTTTAGATGAAAAACATTTATTTAAGTACAATAAGCAAAGATTTTTAGTATATTTAAGGACTGAAGATGAATCTCAAGTTCTATGGAAGGCTGTAGAAAACATGCCTTGTATTGTAGAATACGACTGTAACTTTTAAAATGGTAAGAACAGAATTATATACATCAGGAGGAGAGCTTAATTTACCAGATGGTACAAATTATGTTGGAGCGTATCATGTACATATAGATAAAGGCGCTATGGTGGGCGGGTTTCACAAAACACAAGCTCATGACCGTTTAACGCCAGCTAATTCTGCAGCTATATCAAAAATAAGAACAATACAACAGCAGCTTTCTAATGAAGCTGCAGCAAGAAACAGGAGTTCTCGTAGGCCAAGAGCGACTACTTCTGCTTCCTCTGGGTCCTCTGGATCTTCTGGATCGTCTGGATATTAAATTAATTAAAATAAATGAAAACTTTAGACTTGTTCGTTGTCGAGCTAGAAAACACTATTAATGACACTATTAAAACCAGCAGTGGTTTAGAACTTTATGTAGATAACAGATTCAATGAATTTGAGCATAGGGTAACAGAAGGCCCAGTAGTGTGCGCCCCTTCTAAATATAACACAGGGGTTAAAAAGGGAGATACTCTTTACTTTCATCATTTAGTCGTAGTTAATGAAGGTCAGGCTTTAACTGGTTGTGACAATCATTATCTGATTAAATACAATAACAAGAATACAATAAACAATCAGGCGATTGGATACAAATGCAAAGACACGGGAGAGATTAGACCTTTGGCGGGATGGTCTCTTTTGAAGCCAGTAGATCAAAAGGCAGAAGTTGTTTCTGAAATTATTGAAGTTGTTAGTACGGATGATCAAAAACTACCAACTAGAGCAGAAGTTGCTTTTGATGCACCTTGGCTAGAAGATCTGGGTGTTAAAAAGGGTGATATCGTAGGGTTTAAAAAAAATAGAGACTACCGTATTAAAATAGACGGGAATGAGTACTACCGTACTCGTGCAGAAGATTTAATGTATGTAATTGAATAAAATATGATTGATAAATCAGAATTATGGGTGCAGCTAGAAGATCATGAATGCTTATTGGCCGATGGATTTGATGATGCTGTTATAGGTATTACGTTTGGTGTACAAGCCAAAGCTGTATATAGTGTGAATGAATGCTATAGAATCCTTGTAGAAGAAGGCATGGAAATGGACGATGCTGTAGAGCACTTTGAGTACAATGTGGCTGGGGGATATGTAGGGGAAAAAACACCTATATGGGTGTACGACTTTGATATAAGTGAGTAAGTTCACTACCATATCTGCTTCTCAGAGACTTATGAAAAGTATGGAGGACGCTATAGATAACATGATAGAAGAGATAAAGAAGCCCGTTGATCCAGACATTAACGGTAGCGCTAGAAAAGCTGAACTTCAATCTATTAAACAAACAGCCACTGACTGTAAAGAGTTAATTATAGAAAGGCAGCGTTTAGAGCAGATGGTAAAAGACTTAAAATCTAGTGGAGAAATAAACGAAATTAAAGATTATACTGGAGGGTTTGCTGAAAGATTTTCAAAGTAATGGCTTACAAAGACGCTAAAGATCAGGCAGCTGCAGCAAAGCGTCACTACGAGGCTAACAAACAAAAAATAAAAGATCGTAGTAAAAAAAGAAATAGAGAGCAGAGAAAAAGAAACAAAGCGTATGTTCAGTTTGTAAAAAGTCTTAACAGCTGCATAGATTGCGGAGAAAGCAATCCTGTTCTTTTAGAGTTCGATCATATTAGAGGTAAAAAAAAATCTAACATATCAGATATGAGTAATCAATCCTACTCTATACAAACTATACAGAAAGAAATAGATAAGTGCGAAGTTAGGTGCGCCAATTGTCATAGATCCGTAACATACAAAAGAAGAATTAAGTTGTAACTTGCGGTAGTCATGAGGGTAAAAAAAAGAAACTATAAAAAGGAATATAAAAAATTCCAATCTTCTAAAAAGCAGAAAAGAAACAGAGCTGCTAGAAATAAACGTAGAAGAAAGCTTCTTAAAATGGGTGTGGTAAAAAAAGGAGACGGGAAAGACATACACCATAAGGGAGGTAAAATAAAAGTAATGAAGGCTTCTGAAAATAGAGGTATGTCTGAAAAATCTAGACTAAAAGGATCTAAAAGAAAATAAATTGAATGAAATGGCTAAGTATAAATGCGAATGCAATGATCACGAAATAGAGTGTTCTAACGTAGTTATTAGAGTAATTGACGGTAAAGCTATACATGATGTTAAGTGTCCGTGCGGTAAATACATGACAACCCCTAAAAAGAAAAGAAATTACACAAAAGATGGGGTTGCTTCTCTTGGGAGGATGAATAAGAGTGGTAGTAGTTACTAATGTCTGTATTATTAAATTTAGAGGAGTATAATGAACCTGTTATTAAGATTTGCCCCAACGGTACGGAGGGTGAAATTACCGAACTCGGTGGGTTACTCATTTGCCTTCCTAAAAGGCCGCCGAAGAAAAACATTGTCGGATATAAGAAGACAGACTCTTTGCAGATGTGGGAAAGATCACCTATGCCCAAGGAATTGTCTCGTATTAAATCTATGGATGAGTGGGCAGAAATGCCAAGGCAGTTTAGAGAAAAGTTTCGTCCATATGTCGAAGAGGAGTTTCGGCGTAGGCGTGAGGGCTTTTGGTTTTATAACAACGGTACACCTACATATATTACGGGGCGGCATTATATGATGCTACAGTGGACCAAACTGGATATTGGCTACCCATATTTTCTTAACTTTCAGCGTGAAATATTTTTACATATGGCTGCTTGCGAGGCTGACCCTCGTTGTATTGGTCAGCTTTATACTAAGTGCCGTCGTTCTGGGTACACCAATATTTGTTCTGCTGTACTTGTTGATGAAGCTACACAGGTTAAGGATAAGCTTATGGGGATACAGTCCAAGACAGGTAAAGACGCTCAAGAAAACATATTTATGAAGAAGGTGGTGTATATGTTTAGAAACTACCCATTCTTCTTTAAACCTATACAAGACGGTACAACCAATCCACGTATGGAGCTAGCTTTTAGAGAACCTTCAAAGAGGATCACTAAAAACAATAAAACATCTCAAACAGGTGAAGCTCTTAATACGGTTATTAATTGGAAAAACACAACTAACAACGCATATGACGGTGAGAAACTACACTTGTTGTATTTAGACGAAGCAGGAAAATGGGAAAGACCTACAGACATAAGAGACGCATGGAGGATTCAGAGAACATGCCTAATAGTGGGAAGAAGAATCGTAGGAAAAGCTCTGGTGGGAAGCACGGTAAATCCAATGGACAAAGGTGGAAAACAGTACAAGGAGCTTTGGAAGGATTCGGATCCGACAGAGAGGAATGCGAATGGTAGAACTAGAACGGGATTGTATAGATTGTTTATTCCTGCATATGAATCCTTAGAAGGGTTTTTTGACAAATATGGCAATCCAGTTATAGAGGACCCCTTGAAAGTCGTAGACGGCTTAGATGGAGAAGATGTAATTTTTGGTGCAAAATCGTATTTAAGAAACGAAAGGGAAAGCTTAAAGGACGATCCTTCTGAATTAAACGAGGTGACAAGACAGTTCCCTTTTACTACGGACGAAGCTTTTAGAGACAGCATAGATGGTAGTCTGTTTAATATAGGAAGGATATATGAGCAAATCCACCACAATGATGAGCTTTTCCCAAATCCTATAGTTGTTGGGAATTTCGTATGGAAGAATGGTCAAAAAGATACTGAGGTTGTGTTTAAGCCAGACCCTCAAGGGAGGTTTAATGTAGCTTGGATGCCCCCACCAGAATTAAGAAATAAAAAAATAACTGAAAGGGGAAAGCTTTTACCAGCCAATGCAGAGCTAGGTGTTGGTGGAGTCGACTCTTATGATCTTGACGCTACTGTAGATGGTCGAGGATCTAAAGGGGCTTTGCATCTTTATAATAAGTTTCACATGGAGCACCCATCTAACATGTTTGTGTTAGAATATGCGTCACGCCCACCTTTAGCTAAAATCTTTTATGAAGACGTTCTTATGGCGGCTGTGTTTTACGGCTACTCTATATTAATTGAAAACAATAAGTACGGTATTGCAAGGCACTTTGAATCAAGAGGTTATGATGGATACTTAATGAGTAGGCCAGCTCACCTAAATTCTTCTAGCTCTAAGGTTAATGTTAAGACTAAAGGTATACCTTCAAACTCACAAGACGTTATTCAAGCTCACGCACATGCTATTGAAGCGTATATTCATAACCATGTTGGCGTGCACAGAGAGTCTGGAGAAGTTGGCACAATGTATTTTAACAATACTTTAGAGGATTGGATTGGTTTTAATATAAACAACAGAACTAAATTTGACCTTACTATAAGCTCTGGTCTTGCTTTATTGGCGGCCCAAAAAGCCAAGCTTAAAAAGAAGCAATCTGATTTTACCGAAAAGAAGTTTTTTAGGAGATATAAGCCTATATCTTAAAAACGTGTTATTTAGTATATTTGCATAAATAGAATCCCCCTGATGTACAACAGCAATAATAAAAGTTCAGGCAGCTTTCCAGATCCTTTAGCCTCTCAGCAGATAAAAGAAAGTAAAGCCTATGGGTTAAAGTATGCTAAGGCTATTGAATCCCAGTGGGGAAAAGTGCAGGATGCAGGATCTCTGTATTACAAACGTAATCATGTTTTTGAAAGAAATAGAGATTATGCAAATGGTACTCAGAACACAAATTTATACAAACAGATTTTAACGAATCTAGATCCTAATAATGCCGATGGTAGTCTTGTAAACTTAGACTATACTCCAGTCCCAGTTTTACCGAAGTTTGCTAGAATAGTTTCAAATAAGATTTTATCTAGGGAGCCGTATCCAAATTTAGAGGCTGTAGATCCCCTGTCTTCTTCCGAAAAGAATAAGCAGAAAAAAAGAATAAAAATTCAAGTTGAGCTTAAAGAGCAATTAATGCAACTTAAAGCTGACACTCAAGGACTTGTTTTAGATCAAGATCCAGAATTGCTGCCAGATACTTTGGAGGAGGCTGAAATATTCCTAGACACCAACATTAAGACTGATGCTGAAATAGCAGCTCAGATAGGTACGAACATGACCTTAGAGTGGAACGACTTTAATGATGGGACGTATAGAAGGTGCGTAAATGATTTGGTTGCTTTAGGTATGTGTGTTGTAAGACGCACAAATGATCCTAGTTATGGGATAAAGACAGACTATGTTGACCCTTGTTCTTTTATACACAGTCAAACTGAAAACCCTAATTTTGATGATTTAGTTTATGCTGGCCATGTGAAAAGCATAACTATTCAGGAACTTAAGCGATTAGCGGGTGATTCTTTTACAGAAGAAGAATATCAACAAATTGCAACCTCTTCTGCTAAATCTAAGTCTCACGACACCTCTAAATTTTCAATGACTAAGTACGACAACTCATTGAATAAAAACATTTATGGCTATGATAACTATTCAGTAGATTTATTAGACTTTGAGTTTATGTCTGTAGACTGCATGCACTTTGAAGAAAAAGAGAATAGACACGGTAATAAAAACTTTTTTTATGAGGGCTTTAATTACAAAGAGAAGAGTGGTGGTGTATTTGAGCGCAAGCCTCATAGAATGGATTTAGTTACTGTTTATGGAGGTTTATATATTCTTGGAACTAAGCATATTTTTAATTACGGTTTAAAAACAAACGTCCCTAGAAATATTCATGATATAGGGCGAACTCGTATGGGCTATTCTGTTGTTGCTACCAACTTCAGGAATATGATGCCTAAGTCTATGGTTGATAGTTGTATTGGATTTGCTGATATGCTCCAGATCACCCATTTGAAAATCCAGCAGGCCATCGCTAAAGCAAAGCCAGATGGGTTAATGATTGATATAGAGGGGTTAGAAAATGTACAGCTTGGAAAAGGCGGAGAACTTCAGCCACTAGAGCTTCATGATATTTACGAGCAAACAGGAGTTTTCTACTACAGGTCTAAAAACCCAGAGGGAGGTCATCAGAACCCACCAATTAGAGAGATTGGTAATAGTATAAGAAACATCAATGAGCTTATAAATATATACAATCATTACTTAAGACTAATAAGAGACACAACAGGCATTAACGAAGCTATGGATGCTTCGACTCCTAAAGGAGATGCTTTGGTTGGAGTTCAGCAGCAAGCTATAGCAGCTGGAAACAATGCTATATATGATATCACAAACGCTGCTATGATATTGTTCAAGAAAGTTTGTGAAGATGTAGTTAAGTGTTTGCAGATTATTCCACCAGAGTCTGTTCTTATGGGTATATATCAGAACGCAATAGGCGAATCTAATATGGAGGTTTTAACTTCTTTTAATGACTTACCTATGTTTAATTTTGGAGTTTCTGTACAGAAGGAGATGGAGGACGCTGAGAGAGCTTTTCTTGAGCAGAACATACAAATGGCAATTCAACAGCAGCAAATAGACCTAGAGGATGCTATAGCTATAAGAAACCTTAAAGATGTTAATCAAGCTGAAAGACTTCTTATTCTTCGCCGAAAGAAAAGAATGGATAAGATGCAGGTTCAGGCTTTACAAAACTCTGAGATGCAAGCTCAACAGGCTCAACAAGCATCTCAAGCGGCTTCTCAGGCGAGACAGCAAGAATTACAGATGGAAGCTGAATTGGAAGGTCAAAAACTACAGCTTAAATCTCAATTAGAAGTTCAGGTTGCTCAAGCTCGTCATCAGATGCAGAAGGAGATAGAGATGATAAGAGCACAAGCAACTTTAGGCTTTAAGACTGATGACCAAGAGTTTAAGGAAAAGATTGAAGTTCTCAAAGAAGACAGAAAAGACACAAGAGTTAAGAAACAGTCTGCAGAGCAGAGCAAGTTAATTTCTCAAAGAAAGGGTCAGCGTGGTGAAATAACAGAAGCTATAGATATTGGTGAAACACCAGAAATAGACGAAACCGTTCAAAATATATTACAACAATAATGGCTAGTAAAGTAAATTTAGATGTATCAGAAAGGCTAGATATAACTTGCCGTCAAGGAGACAGCTTTGATCTTACCTTAACCCTGAAGGATTCTTCTGGGACGGCCCTTACGCTATCTACTGATAATTACTCATTCCTTATGCAGGTTTGGTCTGCTGATAAAAAAGCTCAAACTCCTGTGTTGGGTAGCAAAAACCTAGGTAAGGCTGTTAGCAATGTTTTTGAAAATTTTACTATTGACGACAGTGGTAATGTTACGATTACTGCTACTCCAGCGACTATGAGGAATATTTCTGCTGGAAGGTATGTTTATGATCTTCAACAAATAAAACCAACAACTGGAGGGGTTGATGCTCATACCACGATACTGAGGGGTACTTTTACCGTTAATTCTGACGTTTCTAAATCTCTTTAATTTTTACATATGAGCGTAGACGTTACAACAACAACTGGCAATAGCGTTACCGCTACATCTACTGGAGGTACATCGGTTAGTTTTTCTTCTAGCTCATCTTCTGTTTCTGTAACTCCACCAGCATCGTCTTCAATATCGGTAACAAGCAAAGGCCCTAAGGGGGATACTGGAGCAACAGGAGCTACAGGTGCAACAGGTGCGACGGGCGCTACGGGAGCTACAGTAACAGCAGGAGATGGAATAGATATTGCTGGCGGAGAAGTAAGCGCTGACTTAAAATTCAGGGGGGGGTTAGTTATAGATTCTACAGAATTAGCTGTTGATCTAGGAGCTTCAGGTATTACGGGAACTTTAGCTGTTTACGACGGTGGTACAGGAGCTACAAGTCTTGCAGACAACTCTATTCTTACTGGCACTGGAACTAGCGCTATAACAGCTGAATCGAATCTTACGTGGGACGGTGATGATTTAATTTTAGAAAGCTCTACCGCATCAAAGCCGTTGATTACTATTAAAGCTACGCACACACATGCTGGTAGAGCTGGAGAGTTAAAGTTTCTAAAAGACTCAGATGATACTGAGGATGGTGAGGCTCTTGGTTATATAACTTTTTTTGGAGAAGACGGAGCTGGTAACAGCCAAGAGTTTGGTACTATTAAATGCGAAATAGAAGAGGTTGATAATAATGCTGAGGGGGGTAAAATAACTATTAGCGTTGCTTCTCATGATGGAGAATCACAAGCTGGTTTAATTATAGAGGATGGATCCTTAGAAGATGAGGTCGATGTCACGCTAGCTAATGGAGCTGATTCCATGGTAACTGTATCTGGTGGTATGACCGTAACAAGTAAACTAAGAGCTGACACTAGATTTCTTGGAGTCACGGGAGATACGGACGGTGAATATCAAGGTGATGTTGTATATTTTGGAGGGACTACAAGTATGGACGTAGGACAACTATATCACTATAAGTCTGATGGAACATGGGAGAAAGCCGACGCAAGTACAGCTGCTACTTGTGACGGGCTTTTAGCTATAGCTTTGGGAGCAGCTTCAGACACTGACGGTATGCTATTAAGAGGGATGGTAACTCACGACAGCGATTCTGGCAATCTTGGAGATGTGATGTTTGCAAGGGCAGCTGCTGGTGGAATTACAAGTATAGCGCCTTCGGGTAATAACAATGTAGTTAGAGTCATAGGGTATTGCTTACACTCGTCTAACGGACAGATTTGGTTTAACCCAGACGGCGCATTCGTAGAAGTAACGGCGTAATGGCTTATATAGATCAAACACTGGTATTTGAATCTGATAAAGTGTGCTACACAGACGATTTTGGAATAGAGTTTCAAGTGATGATGTCTTGGGAGGATTCTATTATGAAAGCTTCAGCTGATTACGTTTGTGAAGGAGCTGGGGATATACTAGAGATAGGATTCGGTATGGGAATCTCTGCTGGGTATATTCAAGCTAACTCTATATCGTCTCATACTATAGTAGAAAACCACCCGCAGATGATTGAAAAGGCTAAAGCATGGGCTGCTAATAAGACTAATGTTACAATAATAGAGGGGGACTGGTATGATGTTAAAGATTCGTTATCTACTTATGACGGAGTATTTTACGATACTTGGGGTGATGATAATGCATTAAGCTTTGTAAGCGAATTACCTAATTTTACAAAAGTTGGTACAAGAGTTACGTGGTGGAATAACTATACAGACACGGATGATGTTTTGTATATAAATGGAACTACGTATCAAGCGATAAGTGTTAATCCAGACAGTAATATGTATTTTCAATCTAATACATATCACCTCCCTAAAAAACAATTCTAATGTCAGACTTGTACACAAATACTGGTGACGGGACATGTTCAATAACTAGTCAAAGTTCGTGGGCTGACGCTAGAGATCACAGTGGCTCTGGCGGTACAGTTCTCACCAGTTCCTCTTTATCAGGTGCAGCACTCGGAGTTAATAGATCTGCAACTAGGGGCGGCGGGAGTGCTTATGCAGTATATAGAGCGTTTATGTATTTTGATACTTCTGGTATTACAGGGACAGTAAGTTCTGCTACTATAAAAATATATGGAACTAGTTCAAATGATGGTAGTGCTATAGCGGTAAAGAGCACGGCTTTTGGTGGAGATGGTGGAACAGCGTTAGCTGCTACAGATTTGAATAATATAGTTGGATTTTCGTCTGGCAGTAGTTTAGCTGGACTAGCAACTGACTATAGTGCCGCAATAACCACCACTGGTTATAGCACATCTGGTTATAACGATTTTACTGGAACTGCTGATCTTAGGGCTGACATGCAAAATAATAACGTAGTGATAATCTGTTTTATGGATTACACTAATGATTATTTAAACTCAGCTCTAACCTCTAATGGATTTTTAAATTATGGGGCCTATTTTACTGACAACACAGGCACAGACAAAGATCCGTATATAGAATATGAAGTAGCGGCAGCTGGATATACCCATGACGTTAACAGCGTAGCAGCAGCAAGTATAGGTAAAGTAAATTCTGTAGCTACTGCTAGTATAGGCAAAATAAATAGCGTTGATTAATGATTATATTTGCAATATGAAAAAAATGTTACTCGCTCTGTTTTTAATTCCTTATGTTTTATTTGCTCAACCAGATAATGCAAGCTGGCTAAATGTAACAGTGCAAACAGACAACTATGCTGGAGAAACATCATGGGAGATTATACATGACGGGGAAGTAGTGGCTGTAAGTCCACCTTATCAAAACAGCACATTACACAATAACACTATATACCTTCCATCAGGAGATTATAATTTTATTGCATATGATGCTTTTGGTGACGGGATATGCTGTTCGTTTGGTGAAGGGTTTTTTGCATTGACAAATACTTGTGGATTAGAGGAGTCTAACTATGAGTTTAGTTCAGCTACAGACACAATACCTTTTACACTTATTCCTTGCTTACCTGTATTGCTTGGCTGTACTAATGAAATTGCTGACAATTACAATCCGTGGGCCACTCAAGATGACGGCAGTTGTGAGGTTGTAAATTGCGACTCACTTGAAGCTTTTGTTTCTATGAGCTTAACGCTTGATACGTGGCCTAATGAGACTGGGTTTACTTTAGTTAATATAGCTACTGGTGAACCATACCACCAAGTACTACCTTTAGAATTTGACTTTGGTGATCAGCTAGTTACATATACATATGACTTTTGCGTTTCTTTAGGCTTTGAGTTAATTTTAGTAGATGAGTTTGGTGACGGTCTTAATGGTTTTGTTTCAGGTGGAGAAGATGGAGCATGTGTTGTCACTGCTTGCGACACCGTTCTTTGGGAGTTGGAGGACTTAGCATTTGAAGAGTTTGGAGGTGGTGTAATGTATTCGGGAGCTATCTTTCCAGAACCGTGTCCTCCTACACCCGATGTGTATGGATGCATGGATGACGACTATGTAGATTATAACCCAGAAGCAACAGCTCAAGACACATGCATGACATTACATACATGGGGCTGCACTGATTCAGAGGCTTTAAATTATGACAGTACAGCAACCATAAACGACTTAAACAGCCCATGCAGTATACAGATTATTCTAGAAGATGATGCTGCAGATGGATGGGGTAACTCTAAGATAGGTATGGTACAGGGTGATCAGCAGTGGTTATTTACTGTAGGACCTAATCAGTTTTCCCAATCTTGGAATATCGTCCTTGATTCTGATGAGGAGGTTGATGTATACTACTTTCAAGCTGGCAATCAACAGCAGTCAGCTCAAGAGCTTGCTTTTCAAACTCTACATAATTCCGTGCACGTTCTTAATGAAGCAGGGGACACTTTATTGTCTGAAGGTAGTAATCCGTTTTTAAATAATGGTCAAGAAGCGTTACAGCCATTTAGCGCACCAAATTGGAGCACATACAGCTTTACCCCCTCTTGTGGTGATAGTTGTATACCTTATATATATGGCTGCACTGACGAAGCAGCTTGTAATTACAACATCAGCGCTAACACAAATTCTGGCTGCAGTTATCCAGTTCAGTACTACGACTGCAACAACACTTGCGTAAACGATGATGATAGTGACGGAGTATGTAACGAGCTTGAAGTAGAGGGTTGTCAGGACCCAACAGCGTTCAATTACAATGCGGCGGCTACAGATCCTGCGGATTGTATCCCAGTAATATTTGGTTGTACTGACCCTACACAGTTCAACTACGATCCTCAAGCAAATACAGAGAATGGTGGTTGTATTTCTTTTGTGTACGGATGCATGAATCCAGATGCCTTCAACTACAACCCAGACGCAAATACAGAGCTTGAAGATTCTTGTGTTGAAGTAGTGGTTGACTGCATGGACCCTAATGCGTTTAATTACAATGAGTTAGCAAACACTTCTAATGAAGATGCATGCTTATATGATGCTGGATGTGTTACTGGTGCTGGGAATCCCTACTGGCTAAACGATTCATGCTATGCTTGGATTATTGATATTGATCCTTATTGCTGTGAGGTTGAGTGGGACGGAGCGTGTGTTGAGCTTTATGATTATTGTGAGTCTGGATGGCCTACTGGTGTATATAGTATACACGATGTATATAATGTATATCCTAATCCAGTAACAGATGTTTTAAACATACAGACATCTTTAGACATAATCACAGAGGTGTATAATTCATTAGGACAGATTGTGGTAGCTGGAACAAGAGAAAAAAGAATTGATCTTAAGGACCTCCCTAAAGGTTTCTATCAAGTTGCAATTAGGTATAACGAAAGAACTACAATTAAAAAAATAATTAAATTATGAGTTACAAAACAAACAAAACAACTAAAAAGCGTGTTGACAATCTTTTAACGAAGAATGCTCAATACCAAGCTGCTAATGTCTGCGTGACAAATAGCAAGACAAAGAGGCAAGAAATTAATAGGTATTGTCGTGTTAACTTTATCAATCCTATTAAAGATATAGATTTAGAATTTTATAACCGTGTAATTTTAGCGTAATGAAGATAGATTGGATAAACAGCTGGAACGCTGGCAACAAAAAAGAAGTGTATGAGCTTTCATTTAGACTCGGCACTATTACTGTTTTAGAAATAAGTTTTGGTAAATCATTTAGATTTATGATTTTGAATTTCGGATTCGAGGTATGATGGTAGAAAGAAAGGATTTATCTTCAGTTGTATACGCTCTAATAATGCTTGGAGTGTTTCTTCTTGCGTCATTTAGTGCTAACGGACAGACTCTAAAG